AAATGTCAACTTTTTTTTACATCCCCAAATCTTCTAGGGCAATAATTATTTTTTTGACAAATTCTGATCTCACAATATCGTCCCTAGTAAACTCAATTGTACTAAAACAATCAGGAACATGCTTTATAAGTTTTAAAGCATCATTAAATCCACTAACCTCCCTTCTCCTAGAAAGATCATTTTGCCTAATATCTCCACATAAAATAATTCTACAACTCTCACCCAATCTTGTCAATAGAGAAGTTATCTCTGAAAAATCTGCATTCTGAATTTCATCAAAAACAATGACAGCATTATCAAAAGTTATTCCTCGAATATAACTGGTCGAAACAAATTCAATAAAACCCTTTTTAACCAAAACTTCCCAAGCAATATCATTATGAAATAAAAAATTTACTAATTGTTTATATGGCTGAGTATAAATCTCTTCTTTTTCGGCTAATGATCCCGGTAAAAATCCTTGTTGCCTTCCGGGAGTTGCCGATCTTACAATAATAACTTTATTAATTCCATTTGTTATTAATTTTTGAAGAGCAAGATATAAAGCACATACAGTTTTACCTGTACCAGCACTTCCTATAGCTAATATATTTTCCCCATTATGAAAATCCACAAACATATTTTCTTGATTTTCTGTCTTTGGGAAAAAATCTATTAAATCAAAACTATCTAATTTTGTTACATTTTTCGACTTATCTCTACTTCTTTTTGGTTTGATGTTACGTCTCTCATAGTAATCATCAGTAAAAGATGGTCTTCTAGCCATATAAAAATTACCTATGTTTCCATTTGTCTTTATGTTTTTTTATTACTTCCCTAGTTTTTACTTCGGAATGAGTTTTCTGTCCATATTTGTCGGCAAGATCACTCCCCGGATGATTTTCAGCTATCTTCGATAAAACCTCCTTCCAAGTATTGTCAGTTTTTGAATATACAGACCCTAAACCAGTAACTATACCAAATGACGTTGGCAACTGTCTTATGTGTGGATTCTTTTTCAATAAATCTTCTTTTTCATGAAAAGTTAAAATGTCCTCAAATTCTTCTTCTGTCTCTGTATCAATAAAAACATAAATTGGCATATTATACTCCTAAAGGACAATTATGATCTAAATCATATCTATTTTTTATATCTCTCAATTTTTCCTCAATTTCCTTTAAAGTTTTGTTTGTTAAATCAATTCCACGATCAAGCTCTTTATATTTTTCTTTCAGTGTATCAGAAGTTCTGGTATTGACACGATTTTGTTTTTTCATATTACAATACCTCATACAATTTTATCCGCAACACCATATGTCACAAGCTCTTCTGGTGTAAGCCAAACATCAGAAGGCGGCATCAATTTAGTTTTTATAAGTTTAGTATTTAATGATGTGGCAGATTTTAAAATATTAATAAGACGTGTATTTGTTAATTCCATTTCTCTATAATAAGCTTCAAGATCATGTTCTTTACCTTGAATAAGACTACTATATTGATGGCACATTATACTTGTATTTTTTGATATTATCCTCTTACCCTTTGATCCACACGCAAAAATTAAAAAACTTGCAGATGCTATTGTGCCAATTCCAATTGTTTTTATTGGATACTTTGACTGTTTCATTATATCTATCAATGCTAAACAGTCGGGTAATGATCCTCCCTCAGAATTTATATATAAATTTAAAATCTTACCATCTTCTTCAATTGTATTCTCATATAAAATCCACTTGATAACATTTTCAACACTATATTCATTAACAGGGCCATTAAGAAAATGTATATGACTATTTAAAAGTCCTATATTTATTCGTTCTTGCGATCCAAACATATCTGAATTGTCAGATTCATTTTGTTGTGTCATATACAAAACTACCTCCAAAAGTAGTAAATTTATTTTTAATTTTCCACGGGAACTCTCCTTTCCATATTATATTATTCCTTTTATTTCCTTCTATAAAGAAATCTGCCTTAACAGAATTTGGATTTCCATCCAATCTATAACATAACGAATACTCTTTAGAACAACTGTAATTATTAAAATATTTTCTAAGGTTATAAAAAAATTGTCTGTCTGCTCCCCACTTACCGTACCATGAATGCCCTATAGCAACCGCAACGTCCCTTTTAAGGCAAAACGAAGAAGTATCTATATGGAACTCTGTGTTTGATTGGAAAGTCGGCCACAGGCCCAAAGATTCGCAATTATCATCACATATAAAATTCTTATCTTTATCATATATCTTTCTTAAAGAATATGCCCAATCACTACCATTATTTATTTCGTCAACCAATTTTTGAATATGATTTGGTTCTATCCAATTATCCTCATCAAGATAACAAATAAGATCAGCATTAACTAAAAATGAACAAGCGGCATAAACTCTGTGTCCATACCACCCATTTCCTATATTTTCATTAAGAGTTGTTACACCTATATCAATATTTTTAGAAACACCTTCTATAATTTCTCTTGATTTATTATCATATTGTTTTCCATCAATAAAAATATAGTGACATATATCAGTATATGTTTGAGATTGTACACTATCCAAACAATCCTTTAATACATCATTTCCTATAGTTGGGGTTACTATCGCAACTCTCATATATCTATATTAGGAAAAGCTGCCTTTATAATGTTTGGTGTTAAATACTTTATTTTCAAATCTTTTCGAAGTAAATTTGAAAATATTTCAGCATCTTTTGCATGTAAACTCTCAAGAGTGACTGCAAGTAAACTTTCTTTCTTTTTATCTGTAAGATTTGGTGAACGTTTGGGGTGATCCTTTATATACCTATAAAGTTTAGGAAGTTCGTTATTGATATATGTCCAATTAAGACCAGCAGGTTCTACTGCAGGTTTGTATGGCGGTATGGTAACGTCAAAGATTACATGAGGATTAAATAGATATATAAAAAAATCTCTAAAAAGATTGCTATCGTATTTTTTTAAAACATTAATTTTATCTTCTTTAGTTCCAGCTTTTTCAAACTCTTCAAATATTTCAAAATATAAAATTTCACTTGACATTAAAAATCTCCTATTTCCAAGATTATTTTTCTTAAATTATTTTTTAGTAAATAATTATAAAATTTTTCCTTACTGTTCATGTTATATTTATCAAACGATTCTACTATGTTGTTATAATATGTGTGAGGAATCTTTGAAAGATCGATTAAAGAAGAATTCCTATTATAATTTCTCAACATATTTTCATCACAAAATTCTTCTGGTTTTAATGTTAACCATTTCTCCAACTTAACTTTCATTATTGGTTTTTGTCTACCACCAGAAACAAAAGTGTCATCTGGAGATAAAATATTTGGTATGCCATCAGATTTATCTCCCCTGATAATAAGTTCTTTCAAATGAAGATTGGGGGAATCCACTCTAATAAAATCTCTTTTCATTGGAGAAAATTGTTTTACATTTTTATATCTATGCAATTGTCCGAAATCTTTATCAGAAGAAACAATAACTATCTTTTCATTAATAGCAAATTCATTAACCAAAACAAAAATAACATCATCAGCCTCACATTTATCAACCTCAAGAACTCTATGAGGAAAATATTCTGTCATTTCTGCCTTTATAATTTTCATATATTCAAACAATGATTCCCAATTTATATTTGAATCATTTCGAATTTTCTTTCTTCCAGCTTTATAGTATGGAAATAAATCTTTTCTCCAGTAATGCCTATTATCACTTGCTAAAACAACAGTAGGTCCAAATTTATATTTAAATCTTCGAATATAATATTTCACATAATTTAATATAAGATGACGAACAAAATCCTCATCTACATAATATTCTTTAGAATTGTCTAAAGAATTGTATTCAATTATCCCGCTAATAATTATTTGGTTAAAATCTAAAATTATCATTTCATCTCGCAAGTTCAAATTTTTCAACACGACAACGAAGACTTTTTATCTGACTTGATCGAATTATAACAGAACCCTTTGTCTCAAGTTCAAATTCAAAGTCTTCGTATTCAGTGTCACCGTGATCATGTAATGCTCGCTTGCGAAGTTTCCATGCATTCACAAGACTTAAAGCTGCACCAATAACACTTGATTCATTCGTAGAATCAATAACCTCAAGTATATACACAGGATTATTGAAATTAATTCTTTCTCTCTCTTTAATCCTGTGGCGTTTTCTTGATTTTATATATTTATCTTCTACATCGGATTCCAAATAAATTTCAGGATATTGAAACTTGTCAATGCCAATATCTTTCAGAAGTTTCTTTGGAGTTGTATCAATTTCCTCAATATCATCAGTATCCTCTTGGTCATCTTCCTGATCTTCTTCAAATTCTTCATCAGTAGATATCATTTCATCGATCAGGGTATTAGCAGCATCATCCATGTCAGCATTAGAAATCTGATCAATATCAGCTTCTACGCATAATTGAGAAAAATCTTCCTTAGAAATTCTATTATCTTTATCAAGATATGGACCTAAAATCTTCCATGGAGTTCTCAATCCAGCATCATTTATGGCACCTTGCCACGTTTCAGCCGGGATATGGCCTATAATATCACTACCATTCACAACATCCCAAATAGCTTTAATTGCAGCTTTTTGTTTTTCTGTTAACATAATATAACACCATATTATACATCAAAATATTTAAGTTTAAAAATATCGGCAGAATGCTCATGTCCAATATATCCTCTAGGATTACACAAAACATTCGTATGATTTATCATATAATCAAAAGGTGTATGTGTATGCCCATGAATCCAATATTTAATTTGAGGATTTTTAAACATCAAATAATCTAAATCTGAGCAATACCCATCATTCATTGCCATATCCCTAGTATTATTATATTTATCTGGAACACTTTTGTAACTAGGTGAATGATGAGTAATAACTACTGTTTTAAATGATGTGTAATTTTTTAACATAGAATTGATAAATTTTAACGATTTATTGTGCCGAATCATAGTATCTGTAGGATTTAATTTTCTATAATCTGCAGCATCATTTCGAATAATTCGATAATCATTCATGGAATTTTTGACTATCATAGAAGAAAATGGGTTATTATTCCCCATATCTGTCCATAATGTCGATCCAAGAAACATGACATCATCTATGAAATAACTATTATCCTCCATAAATTCAATGTTATCATATTTAAGGAAAAATTGTCTCAGTTTTGCAAGAGAACCCTCCCATTTTCCATGATAAAATTCATGATTTCCGGCAATAATAAATGTAATTGGAAATTTATCCGATATATCTTTAAAAAATATATCAAATTTAAATCTGTCATTATCATTTAAATAATGTTCAATAATGGTATCCCCAGCTAGAATAAGAACATCGGCATCATCATAATTATTTAAGATAAGTGATCCAAATTCGATATGACAATCTGAGCAATATGCAACTCTCATAACAAATCTCCATTACTAAAAAAGATGGCGGGATTGACGGGATTTGAACCCGCATCGTCTAGCGTGACAAGCTAGTGCTTTACCAATTAAGCTACAACCCCAAAATGGCACGCCCGGAGGGAGTCGAACCCCCAACATCGTGGGTAGAAGCCACGTTTTCTATCCAGTTGAAATACGAGCGCATTTTTATATGGCGGTGAGTATTGGGATTGAACCAATATATGTTTCCATAACCTCTGATTAGCAATCAGGTATCTTACCATTCGATCAACTCACCAAAACTTGGTACTCCCGGAGGGATTCGAACCCATCACTGGGGGGATTTTCTTACCACTATAGTTTTCACTACCAACAATGTTGTTTGTGGTCTGGACTGTACCTTCGTCATATTGTGTGAATTCGAATCACGTTGATATATCTATCAACCCATTCAACTTAGACGGCTACCTACCAGTCTCTACACCTTCCTAATTATATTATGTATAATTGTATAATATTTTTTAGGCTTGGCTCGGTATTGCCATCAACATTACTTGTTAAGGTTTCACCGAATTTGATAGCATTCACATAAAAGTTTCCTATCTATGTGCTCAATTTAACTAAAGTCCCCTATCTCTACCTGTTGGATTACGAGAGCATTTTCTTTTTTTTCTGGTGCGCGAGGAGAGATTCGAACTCTCACTAGCTGGTGTTTGAAACCAGTGCCTCTACCAGTTGGGCTACCCGCGCATCAAACTTGGTGCTCCCGGAGGGATTCGAACCCATCACTGTATGGCGTCTAAAACCATTGCCTCTACCAGTTGGGCTACAAGAGCACTTTGTCATTTTGTAATTCTATTTATACCAATTATTATCCCTTTGGTCAATACTTTTTTTAATAGAAACGTGGTGGAGCAAACTTTTTCTTTCTGGCATTCACATAAGCACTTTGGGTATCGGTGTCATATCCATGATCTCTTGCCACAATCATTTTATGTCCATCCGGATGATGAAACACTCCCATATTTTTTATTTGTTGATAATCATATGTTGGGTGTCCAGTATTTCCATGATAATCATGAAATTTCTGCACCAAAGGATGACTGTCAATGTGATCCAATTTACTTTCATGTTCTTTATTCCCTTCCCAATATTTTCCATTATTTCTTTCATGAAATCTATTCATAGAATCACAAAATTCTTTATGGGAAATACCTTTTGGATGGGATTCACATTTAGTGTGCTCCTTAAAATCCTTCTGTGAAACATCTTTACAATGTCCAACATGGGTCCATTCATGATTTTCATGATCATGATCAATCAATGGTGGAAAAATACCAGAATCATGATTTGACTTAAAATGACCGGGTTTATCAGGATGTTCATGTAAAACTCTATAATGAGAGTTCACAAAATGATCTCCACCTTCTGCCCTATTCTGTAAAGCTCCAAGACTAAGATCATCATAATCTGACTTTTTATGATGACGGTCTAAAGATGCTTTAATAGCCACCTTGGTGCCAACAGGAATCCTTGCAGGTTTACCATCAAGATTGATTGTATGAGAATCTTCATGCTTAAGATAAGCCCTTGAAGAACCGCTGGGCATATTCCCTTCAATTCCAGTTTTCTCATTACGAGAAGACAAATCTTTAATTTTATTAGCAATTCTTGTCTTCTTTGATACAGTAGACCCTTTAGATTTAACAATATCCTGTAGCTCTGGATGCAATTCTTCAACAACCAAATTACTAATAAATTCTTTAAAAGTTCCTATCATATTAATTTTCCTTTAAAATGGGTTATTATAATATTTATTCATAACAATATCCCAAAACTTTCATGAGTTTATATTTCACAAGAAGATTTGGGATTCTGTGAGCATTACGATCCTTAAGTCCCATTATAACGCCAACCTCACATACAGCACCAGATCGACATGCTCCAACAATGCAATGCACAATAACATTCATATCATTCTTAATTGCAAAAGAAAGTGCATCAACAATTTCTTTTGCTTGGGTATCAGTAATCTTCTCAGAATGTCCCCAATCATCAGTCTCCTCAAGATCAAGAAACTTAAATTGATGGACAACACTAAACTTAAATTTTGGGACAGGAAACTCCATATCAGGATTTACAATCTGAATAAGCATAGAATTCTTACCCGGATTTACATGATCCCCATCAATTACTCTCTGCATCGAAACGTTAAGAATCCATCCCATAACAATCACCTTATTTAAATTTCAATATCATACGTTACTGACATGTCTATTATATCATCTTCTGTCGATCTGTCAAGATTTTGTGTCCCTCCAGAAACACAAATATGTCCACATCCACACATTTTAGAATCTCTGGCAAAATTACTTTCTACAATATCACCACATTTTTTACACTGGCACCTGTTTAATAAAATTACTTTGTATGTCATTTTCTTTTGTTATGTTAAAATTTTTTAAAGTTTGTATATCATAAAGATCAAAAATTTTAACATTATAACAATCGGCTTTAACCTTAAAATTATTTGAAGGATCAATCATTCCTTTCTGTAAAAACACACTTTTCTTAAAATAATGAGGCTTTAGTAACCAACCTAAAATCCAACAATCATCATTACAAATCCTAGTGAAAATATAAACGTCACATAATTGCTTAGTATTATATGCAGCAACCGAACAATCATAATTATTTCTTGGTGGAGATGTGCATTGCTTTGTTTTCACGTCACATTTAAGATCATTTATAATAACATCATAATCATAAGTATTTGTTACATCTACATTAAAATAATCTGCAACAACCAATTCCCCAAGAAATCCATAAAAATTTCCTTCACCTTCTCTAATAGAATTTCTGAGTATTCCAAGGTCTTTAGATTTCAATCTCGCAATATTTATAAAGTCATTTTTTATTTTTATTTTTATCATAATTAAAATTAAAAACCCTTATAGGAAATTCCTATAAGGGTTGATTGGAGCGGAATATCAGAATCGAACTGATATCAATAGCTTGGAAGGCTACGGTTTTACCATTAAACTAATCCCGCAAATTTTTAATTTAGGTCATATCTGGAATTCATTAAAGTGCTCATCATGACCCCCTCTGGAGTAAATTCTCCTTCATCACACCGTAGAATGCTCTTGGTGATGGAAGGCGAGAACCCCGAAACCAATGCAACACCATACTCATTACACTTAACAGGAACATTATCATACGATCCAATATTCCAAAAAACTACATTTGGCATATTGTAACCTGCCTTTTCATACTTGCGCCGAATCATCTCAATTGCAGAATCATCATACCGAACACAAGAGTTAAATTGCATATCTGAAAGAATCAAGATATACTTTGGCATTTCTTCCTGAGAAACATTGCCCTTCACAGCAACATCAAGAACCTTATTGAATGCTGCATGAAGATTGGTTGACATCCCCCAATGTGCCTTCACAGTCTGAACAATCTTCTCAAGGATATTGCCCTTTACCTTTACAATATTTGGAGTAGACGAAAAGGTAAGAAATACGTCCTTAAACTCTCCAAGATTCTTGTCAGCAAGATAAAGTCCAATGGAAACTGCAACGTCCATACAAGTCAATCCAGTTGAACCAGCACTTGATCCCATAGACCCGGAAACGTCAATCATTGGCAAAATACTGGAATTGCCAACAAAATTAGGAAGAGCATCCCATTGCTTAATAATAAAATCCTGTTCGGTCTTGGAAAACTTATTATACCCAACATTTCGCAAAAAATCCTTAATTACATCATAAGGAAAAATTGAAGAAGCATTGACCTTTACAGTAGGATCAGTTCCCTTAACAAGAGCATCAACATATGCAGAGTATCTTTCCTGTGCATTCCGATAAAAAGCCTTCTTATATCGAGCAGAAGCCACGGAAGGAACGTGAGAAAAATTGATATTATCCCAATCCTTTGCACACATCTTAGTTTCCACGGTATCCGAAAGATTAACAATCAACTTACGGTATTCCTTTGGAGTCATCCCAAGATAAAAACGAGTCTTGTTTGCAATAACTCCCTTACGCTTGCACCACTTTGCACAAAGAGCATTTCCACTCGCAAGTGCTGGCTTAACATGTTCCTCAATGAAGAACTTAAACAACTTCTCATTTTCTACACTGAAACCATCATCCCAACGACCAAGGACAGGAACCTTCGAAAGAAGAATCTTTGCATCATCCTCATTAGTTGCCGAAAGATAATTCAAAATATCCTTAAACAACTGACGCTCACCAGCACCCTCAGTAACATCCCTCAACCAAAGAGCCAACCGAAGAGCCAACTCTCGATTCTCAACATATGCAGAAACGAAATAAGGTACAATATCGCGACCACGAAAAGAACCAGCCTTGTAAAAAAGATCGACTACACTTGCACCAGAAGATGCCAAAGCCTTCATTCCGTTTTCAGTACGAGCCTCTTGATTGACAACTGCATTAGAAAAATCCATAACTCACCTCACAGGTTAATGATTAATATTATAATTACCTTTTGCTGTAATTAACCTAAAACTGGATGCACTTTTTTCTTTTCTCAAATGAAAGGTTTTTTTGCTGTCTGCATCCTTTATTTAATGACTATACTCATAATTAAACTTTATGTCAACATCTTTTGTGTCAACATTTACAAATTTTGGAAACTCTTTTTGGTGAATAGCTTTCAATTCTAAAATGGCATCAAATATTTTTTTAGGAAATCCTTTCCTTGTGCAATATCTAACATCGTTTATTAACCTAGAAAAATAAATATTCATTTCAGAACTACCCCAGAGCATCATAATATTATTAGCTATATGTGGATAATATTCATTAACAATTTTAAAATGCTCTGTTTCCAAAAACATATTTTACGCCTTTTTTTCTAAGGTTTCCAACACTGACCCAATAACAATATCAATAACTCTGGTTTTAATCAATGTAAATTCTTCCTTTGTCTTCTGAACAACATAATCACGCTTTTCAGAATTTGTTTTATCAGAATATATCATTTCCTTAACAAGCTGGGCGATACGATCATACACACCTGTACCAACATACCATTTAATAAAACTTGTTGCAATCGCTAAATATATACTATTCATCTTTTTCCTCCATAGTAAGCCTCTGCTAAATTTTTAGATATTAATTCTTCATTAATATTTATTTCATTTCCTTCTTCATCAAAATAAAAAATTATAACAAGATATCTGCCATACTTGTCTTTTTTAAATGTTTCTATAAAAATAATTACTTTTCATTTTAATTTTTTAATAAACAGGATGCAATTTTTTCTTTTTTTCAATAAGATTTTTATTGCTGTTAGCATCCTAAATTTTTGGAGCTGGCGACAGGCATCGAACCCGCGACATCCTGATTACAAATCAGGTGCTCTGCCAACTGAGCTACACCAGCTTAATTTTATAATATTTATATGGGGTGAAAGGACGGATTCGAACCGTCATTGTACGATTCACAGTCGTAAATCCTAACCATTGGATGACAATCACCATTTAATAAATTATTGGGAAATAATATCTACACAATTGCAAGGCCGGAGAAAGCGCATTTAACGATATCAGCAATTTATGTTTAAAGAGATTATCTCGGTTATTTCTCTAAAGTATTATTTCCCAATTTTGGTACTCCTTGGTGGAGTTGAACCATCCGTGACTCGCTTATAAGGCAAGCCCTCTAACCGCTGAGGTAAAGGAGTATATTTAAATATTTTCAAACATTTCAGGAAATCTATAAATATACCAATTAACTTTATCCAATTCAACTTCAAGTGTCTGACCTACTGGACTTCTATTCATGGCACTTGTATATATATCATGATTATATCTATATTCTTCAAAAAACTCTTTTACTTTTTGTAATTCATGAGATTTACACTTGCCGGGAGTAGTATCAAATTTAATCAATAATTCTTTCATTGTTTCAGGATAGTTTTTCATATTAACCCTATTTAATATTATGGTGGATCGAAAGGGAATTGAACCCTTCTCAGGTTGCTTGCAAAGCATCCTCGCCCCCTTGGTACATGCCGACCCAAAACTTAACTTCTTAAACTTTTTTCCTTCAACAATTCACGATAAAATTTACTATCTTTCTGAAATGCAAGTTTCTTCAATTTTTTATCAAGGTCTTTATCTTTCAATCTATTGACCTTTACAATAGAGCTAGATGTCGTATTTCTCTTCATAATATCTCCTTAAAAATAAACAGGATGCAATTTTTTTCTTTTCAAATAAGATTTTTTTATTGCTGTTAGCATCCTAAATTTGGAATCGCCGCTAGGATTCGAACCTAGATTAGTACCTTAGCGTGGTTAGTTTTGGGTTGCAGTAAACATTTTTAACAAAATGCTCTTTTTTCTTTTTACTGTCCTACCATTTAGACGACGACGATATTAATATTGGCTCCCAGAGCAGGACTCGAACCTGCAACGACTTGGTTAACAGCCAAGGACTCTACCATTGAGCTATCTGGGAATAAATTTTTATAAATTAAAAACAGGATACCATTTTTGAATTAGATTCACAAGGTCTAAGTTTGGTTTTTTTGCTGTTAGTATCCTTTATTAAACAGGGTGTACATTTTTTGTATCAGATGATTAATCAGATTTTCTTTTTTGCTGTAGACACCCTAAACTTGGTAGCGGAGGCAAGACTTGCACTTGCGATTTCCAGCTTATGAGACTGGTGAGTTAACTTCTTCTCTACCCCGCGACAATTTCCTTTATTATACCAATTTTTACTCGTTTGTCAACACTTTTTTTTGGTTGCTGGTTGGATATTCGAAATCCAATAATAAGCATATGAGACTTACTCGATCACCTGATCTACCAGCAATCTATTTTTTAGTTTTATATTCTCTATTAATATAATATGATGCTTGTTGACAATCTTTAAGTCCAAATTCTTTAGCAATATCTTTATAAGAATACCCATCATATCTCATTTTTTTCATTTTATTTATAATTTCATCAGAAAATCTTCTTAAATGTCTTGCAGCGTTTATAGAAGCAGACATTCTTACATCCGATGATTTATCAAAATGATTTTGACTAGCCGTTCCTATTTCAATATTATATTCAAGATTATTTAAAGGATTTCCATCTAAATGTCTAACCTGAATACCCTTTTCCAACATTTTCTTTCCGAATTTTTGGAAAGCAACTAACCTATGAACACCAACCCAAGCCATTTTTCTAGGATTAGACAATCTAATTCTTAAATATTCATATCCTTTATTAATAATTCTAGTTTTTAAAACATCACCTTTCCAATTTAAAACCTTTCCATCGACAACTCTATAACCTTTATCATATGCAATTTCAACATTGTTCATATAATACTCTAAAAATTAAATATGGAGTGCCCGATCAGATTCAAACTGATGTAAATTGGGTTGCAGCCAATCACCTAATCACTCGGCCACAGGCACTTAAATATAAAATTGGCGGAAGGTAGATGAATCGAACACCCATGTTGCCATGCCCTAGGGTTCAAGCCTAGTTTGCCACCTTAGCGGTACCTTCCATAACATTATTTAAGGCCAAATAACAACACAGCTTTCACCATCATCACCATCATACAAATCTTCTTCATTATATCCAGCACTAGACAAATCTTCTGTCAATTCTCTAAGATAAATTTCTCCATCATGATAAATTGCCTCAGACAATTCAAAAGCCTTTGTAAAACCATTTCCTTCTTCATCCCTAGACAGAACAACAATATCATCAGGATTTTGCTTTTCAAGCAATTCAATCAATTCTTTAATCTTCATAATGTGTCCTTATTATAATATTTTTATCTCAATTGTCAAGTATTTATTTAGACTCTACAAAAACTACTTTACCTTCCATCAATCCAAAATTAGAAATTTCAATAAATTCATAAGTTTCTGGAACTTCATCATTACGCATTGGACGAGAAAGATACCAAAGTTCAGACTCTTTCCAAGTTGCAGTAACAAGTTTCTGTCCTTTTGGAAGATTTGTAGTCATGCTTCCACCAAAAGATTTAGCTCGTTCATTCTCAGTGCAACCACTAACAAGAAACATAAAAGCAACACAACAAGAAATAATTCCAATCTTCACAATTTTCATAATCATCTCCTAAAGATTTTTGGTCCGGAGAGCAGGAATCGAACCTGCCTAATCTAGTTCCCAAAACTAGCGATCAACCACTGACCCACCCCCGGATAAACTTAACTCTTTATTTTATATATACTATCAATTTTCAAAGAACCTGTCAACTAAATTTTGGTGGTCCGAGAAGGTTTCGAGCCTTCGACTCTTAGCTCTTCAAGCTAAAGCTCTACCTCTGAGCTACCGGACCATAATTTTTTGGTGGAGACATGTGGAATTGCACCACAAACCTTCGCGTTATCAGCACGATGCTCTACTAATTGAGCTATGTCTCCACTACTGGTACTTCCAGAAGGATTCGAACCTTCAACAGATGCCTTGTAAGGGCATTGCTCTCCCATTGAGCTATGGAAGTATTTAATTAATTTGGTGGATCGGGAGAATTTCGAAATCTCGACTTACAGGTTAAAAGCCCGTTACTCTGCCTCTGAGTTACCGATCCATTGTGCTTCCTAATATACCTTTTAATATTCAGGATGTCAACCATAAAAAAAGCCCCCAAGACTTTTCATCTTGGGGGCCGGGAA